AAACAGCACAGAGATAAAACGCTATATAGTAGCGGAGGCAAAGTTTGACGAGTTTAACAACATGGACGCCAAAGACAAGGCTTTAACAGAGCCAGTATATAAGCCAAAGAAAACGCAGTTTTTAGTTAATGACGTAACACTTGAGGCGCTCGTAGAATTACACAACGAAAATACAAACGGTATAGGGGTTTTAAAAGACGAGCTTGCAGGTTTCTTTAAGGATATGAATAAGTACCGCGAGGGAGGAGATATGGAGCATTGGCTTTCGTCTTGGAGTGGTGGAGAAATTAACCTAAACAGAAAGACAGCAAAGAGTAGTTTTGTAGAGCGCGCATTTTTACCTATCATGGGCGGAATACAGCCGAGCATATTAGACGGATTTCAAACAGAGGAAAACAAGTCTAACGGGTTTATTGACCGTATGTTATTTAGTTACCCAGAGTTAGAGGTAGAGGATTTCGTAGACGAGGAGATTAAGCAGGATTTGCTCGAATGGTACGATACATTTATTATTAAATTTTACGAGTCTACTAAAAGAAATTTAAGACTCGGCGAGGGGAACGTAGTAGAGGCAGTAACCGCAGAGTTTACTCCAGAGGCTAAAATAGAATACAAGAGGATCCACAAAGAAATTACAGCGATGCAAAAGTCGGAGGATATAGCAGAGGCAAATAAATCAATGCTCCCTAAAATGAAAGCCTACGTCGCTAGATTTGCTTTATTAATTAATACCCTAGAGGCTCAAAAAAATACAGATATACATAAGGACGAGGTAGAGAAATCTAGCGTTTTAAAAGCTGAGAAGTTAGCGCATTATTTTATAGATATGGCTAATAAAATAAAAATAGAAAGCGCCGAGCGTACTAAAATAAAATCTAGCTTTGATAATAAAAAAGATGCTTACACTAATTTTAAAAGTATCTATACAAAAAACCCCGACGTATCTCAAAAAGATATAGCGGATATGCTAGGCAAATCTATACGAACTACGCAGAGATATATAACAAAATTTAACAAGGAGAAATGATAAAAACAGGTAGTGATTTTAGCGGAGTGGGTGCTTTTGACCAAGCTTTAAGAAAGTTAGGTATTGACTATCAAACTATATACGCTTGTGATTGGGATAAATACGCTAGGCAAACATATATCGAGAACTATGGGGATCCTGTATATTTCCCTAAAGATGTTTATGAGAGAGAAATACCAAAAGAAAGCTTAGATATATATATGACCTCGCCACCTTGTCAAGCTTTTAGTCTAGCAGGCAATCGTAAAGGCGAAGACGATAAAAGAGGTATCTTGTTTTATAACTCGCATGAGTTTATACAAAAGAATAAACCTAGATATTTTATATTTGAAAATGTAAAAGGTTTATTGTCAGATGCAGGCGGTTTAACTTTTAAAGTTTGGTTAGATATGTTAGGGGGTAAATCTGTAAACGGTAACCCAGTATTGTTTCCAAATGGTAAATCAACACCTTATCATATATATTGGCAAGTGCTAAATGCAAAACACTATGGTGTACCACAAAATAGAGAAAGGGTTTTTATTATTGGTATAAGAGACGACGCAGACAATACCTTTAGGTTTCCAAAAACACAACACCTAACAAAAAAATTAAAAGATGTTTTAGAAAATAATATAAATGATAAATATTTTTTAAGTGAAAAAATGGTAAAGCATTTAAAACACCACGATAGAAGTCAAAAACCTATTACAGAAAACACAGAAACAGTAAATTGTATTACTGCAAATTATGCAAAGCAATCAAGTGATTTACAATATTTAAAAATAAATTCTGCAACAAAAAAAGGTTATGAAATAGCAACCAATCAAGATAGTATAAATTTTAGTGTACTTAACTCTAAAACAAGGAGAGGTAGAGTTGGTAAAGGTGTAGCACAAACATTAGATACTGCGTGTAATCAAGGGGTTATAAGTACTACTAATATAAGACGTTTAACACCTAGAGAGTGTTTTAGATTAATGGACTTTCCAGATACTTTTAAATGGAGTGTTTCAGATACACAAGCATACAAACAAGCTGGTAACTCAATAGTAGTAAATGTACTTGCAGAAATAATAAAAAAATTAAAACTATGATAAAAAAAGAATGGTTATTTATGCAGACGCCAAAAGAGAAAGCGTACCAATTAGCAAAGGCTTTTTATGTAGAGACAACAACAAGCACAGAGGCGAAACAATGCGCAAAGCTGCATATCACTTTGATACTAGAGAGCGAGATACTAAAGCCGTCTAACAATCAAACTATAGAATATTATCAAGAAGTATTAACCCAAATAAATAAGCTATGAAAAACCAAACCAACCGCTACAGATTAACAGCAAAGGAAGAGGCTAATCTTTTAGAGATGCGAGCTAAAGCCGAAAAAAGTAGAGTCCTAGTAATAGGAGATATACATTTGCCATTTGAACGTAAAGACTACCTACAATTTTGTAAGGATACATATAAAGAGTATCAATGTAATAGAGTCGTTTTTATTGGCGATATAATAGACGCCCATTACTCAAGTTTTCACGCTACCGATCCAGACGGACTAGGAGGAGGCGCAGAGCTAGAGATGGTAATAGAGCAAGTAAAAGATTGGTATAATGCATTCCCAGACGCGGAGGTTTGTATAGGTAATCACGACGCTATAATAATGCGAAAGGCTTTCGATAGTGGCGTGCCTAAAATTTGGATAAAAGAGTTTAACGACGTTTTAAAAACGCCTAAATGGCAATGGGTTACGGATACTTATATCGACGGCGTTAGGTATGTGCATGGTCATAAAAGCTCTAAAGCTAGAACGGCAGCGCGTAGGGATATGGTCTCCACAGTTACAGGGCATTTTCACACAGATTTCTATATAGATTATATGTTTGGAAAGACTAGAGCTATATTTGCGATGGCTGTAGGGTGTGGGATAGACGACTCGCAATATGCTTTTGCTTACGCCGCAGGCGGTAAAAAGAACGCTATCGGGTGCGCTGTAGTACTAAACGGCGGAGAGACTCCGATACTCGTTAAAATGAATCTAGAAAAATACAAGGATTAAAATTTGCAATACATAAAAATAAATATTAACTTTAAGCCAAAATAATGGATATAGAAATAACAGACAGTAAAAAAGACCACTACTATTTAACAATTAATAAGATAAAACTCGGCGAGTTTGAGAGGTCAGACCTCCGCCATCTAATAGAGAAAATCGATAACCAAATATAAATAACTATGAAAGTAACAGGAAAAATCACAAAAGTACTAGATACACAAAAAGGAACGTCCGCAGCAGGTAAAGAGTGGCAAAAGCTATCTTTTATCCTAGAGACTACAGAGGATTATAATAACCTCTATTGTTTTGAAGTATTTGGAGATGAGAAAGTAGAGCAGTTTTTAAAATACAATAAAGTAGGGCAAGATGTAGACGTTAGCTTTAACGTACAAACAAACGAGTACAAAGGCAAATACTATACTAGCTTGCAGTCTTGGAAGATATTCAAGGCAGAGGCAGGGGAGACAGCTCCAGAGGTAGCTCAAGAAGAAGAGGAAGACGATTTGCCGTTTTAATAATCTGGGGAGTTAGCGCTCCCCTTTATTTTTTATATATGAAAGACAAAATACTAGAGGATTTAAAAGCAGAGTTTGACGCACGATCCAAAGCAGGGATAAAAAAATATAATACTACTTTGGAGGATAACAACAAAGACGATTTTTTGCAGCATCTAAAAGAGGAGTTAATGGACGCCGCTTTGTATATCCAAAAGCTGCAATCTATAGAACCGAATTACTGTAAGTGTAATATAACCTATACACTCAATGAATGATAGCGGAGATATTACAGCAAAGTTTACAGCTACAGAAAGAGCTATCGACAAGCTACAACAGCCGACTATTGAAATCGAAAGAACTCGCAGCGCAATACGAGAAACTCAAAAACGAAACGACGAGCTTAGAGCAGAGCTTGAGGCAATCCAAAAAAGAATTGAGAAAGGTTATAAAGCAATACGAGAAAGCTCAAACGGGGAGCAGAGAATTGCAAGCGTTAAAAAAGAAATCTCAAGACTTGGCGGACTCATTGCGTGGCAAGACAACCGACGCAAACAATTTAAAACGATTATCGAAAGGGGTTATTAATAACAAGCATATTTTGCAATGATTAAACTCAGACCATACCAAAACGAGATTATTAAAGGATTGCGTAACTCTTTTAAAAGAAACCGCAGGACTATACTTTGCGCTCCGACAGGAGCAGGTAAAACGATAATGTTTACATACTTAATCTCGGAGCATTTAAAGCGTGGAGGTAACGTCCTAGTATTAACACATAGGAGCGAGCTACTAAAGCAAGCGGGTAGCTCATTCGAGAAGTTCGGACTCACTCCCGAATATATAACGAGCGGCTCAAAGCCAGACCTACAAGCAAAGCTCCATGTTGGAATGGTCGAAACTATAGACAGACGCAAAGAGACTTATAAAAGTTTCCTAGCCTCAAAGAGTTTAGTAGTAATCGACGAGGCTCATCTTAATATCTTTACCAAACTACTAGACTACATTAACCCCCTCGCCTACGTAATAGGAGCGACGGCTACACCAGAGCGCAAGGGCAAAGCTGCCGTATCTCTTGACGAGTTTTACACCGCTATAGTACAACGAATAGATACACCCGAACTTATTAAAATGGGTTTCCTATGCTCTGCAAATAGCTACGGCGTGCCAATAGATACCAAAGGACTAAAGCGCACAGGAGCGGATTTTGATACCTCAAGCTATTACGAGGATAACAAAACATATATCGGAGTCGTAGATAATTGGATACGGTTAACAGAGAATACAAAGACCTTACTATTTGCATCGAATGTAAACAGCTCTAAGGTCGTATGTGCTCAATTTAATGCAAGAGGATACGAGGCAAAACATATCGACGGAAACACCCCTAAGAATGAGCGAGAGGCTATCCTACTATGGTACGATAAAACCCCTAAAGCGATTATCTGCAACTGCGGTATATTAAACGCAGGATTTGACCAGCCAGACATTGAGACTATAATACTATACAGAGCTACAACCTCGCTGCCTTTATTCCTGCAAATGTGCGGACGAGGCTCAAGGACTACAGACAAACTAAACTCGTTTAATATCCTAGACTTTGGTAATAATATCAAACGGCTAGGGCATTGGGAGAATCCTAGAGACTGGAGCCTAAAAAAGAAACTCACAAGAGAGCAGCCTGCGCCTGTAAAAGATTGCCCTAAATGTAAAGCTATACTATTAGCCTCTGCAAAAGTCTGTCCTTATTGCGAGCATAAATTCATAAATAAAAAAGAGGCAGAGATTGCAAGGCTAGAGCTAATCAAAAACGAGGTAATTAAAAACTACAGCGAGATGTCTAACGCAGAGCTTGCGCAGGCGGTAAAGGATAAACACATAACGGCGGCGTGGGTATTGCATCGTAAAACTTGCCGAAAGGACGCTAGAGATTTCCTTGAGGCGGTAGGATATAAAAAGTCTTTTGAGTATGTAAATAAAAAAAGATTTAAAGTTTTTAGTTAAAAAGGTTGTTTATAAGTTATAAGTTTATATATCTTTGAAAAAACAAAATTTTATATTATGAAAAACTTACTACAAAAATTGCAACCAGATTTAAAGGATAAGCTAGCCTTATTAAACGAGGAGTATCCGTTTACAGCGCATCGAATTATTAAAGACCTAGAGGCAACCGATAACGTTTACGACGTTACGTTTTTAACTATGGCAACTATGCAGAAATTTTTAGGGATAAACCTAGACGATTTTTACTTTATATTTGAGCTAGATGTTGAGCGAGGTTAAAATACAAACGCAAATATTTCAATGGCATTGGAACAACTACCCCACAGAGCGAGGTTTACTTTGCTATAACCTAAACAACTCGGCTAATAAAATAGACGGCAATAGAAACAAAGCGCTCGGATTAATCAAAGGGCGCTCGGATATGGTTTACTATTACAATGGCTCTGCTATTATGATTGAGTTAAAAAACGCTAAAGGAAAGCAAAGTAAAGAGCAAATAGAATGGCAAAAACTACTAGAGTCTCAAGGATTCACATACGTAGTTATCCGCAGCCTAGAAGAGTTTAAACAATTTAAAGAGGAACTATGTTAAAAACAGTAAATAGTTTGAGCGGTGGTAAAACATCGAGCTACGTCGCAGCAAATTACAAAGCCGACTACAATGTATTTTCTTTAGTTAGAACAGACGACAAGCGCTGTATGTTTCCAGACGCTAAAATACGCCAACAAGTTAGCGACAGGATAGGCAAAGAGTTTATCGGTACACTAGAGGAGGATATGATAATATATACAATGCTAGACCTTGAGCAATACATAGGCTCTAAAATAGACTGGGTATCTGGTAAAACTTTCGACGATGCAATTATAAAGACAAAGAAAGGCACAAAGTATTTACCTAACAAAGTTGCAAGATATTGCACAACCGAATTAAAAACAATGCCTATATTGCATTGGGTTTATGACGTGGTAAAAGAGCCTGTAATTATGAGGTTTGGATACAGAGCAAACGAAATGAGCAGAGCTAAAACAATGCTTGAGAAAACAGACGAGGAGGGATTTACTAAAGTTAAAGCTACTTTTACAAAGCTAAAAGACGGGCGGCAGTCTTGGGGTACATACCGTTACAATAAACCAGAGTTTCCCTTAATAACAGATAATATCTATAAGGATAATATAGAAACATATTGGAAAGACAAACCCGTCCGTTTTGCTTATATGAATAACTGCGTCGGCTGTTATTGGAGAAGTCCTTTACTGCTTAAAAAAATGAGCGATAAACAACCTAACAAAATGCAATGGTTTGCAGAGCAAGAAACAAGCAAATCAAAATGGCGCAGCGATATAATGTACAAAGATATAATGAAATGGAATACACAAACCGAATTGTTCGACGAAGATTTTGGCGATTGCGATTCGGGATATTGTGGAATTTAAAAACTAAAAAACAACTATGTTAAAAACAATTAAGGACGCAGTAGAGGAAGTAACAGGATTACAAATAAATAAAAACACACGACAAAGAGAGTACGTAATGGCTAGATGTTTATTTTATCATTTCGCTAGAGAGTTAACGGGCAGACCATTTGCAGAGATTGGAGCAGTTACAAATCACGACCACTCTACGGTATTACACTCTCTTAAAAAATTTAATGTACATTATAAATTTGATGTATTTTTTAAAAACAGCTTTCACGCTTTGGAGAGTATACTAGAGCCTACCCCATCAGTAGAGGAGATAGTCGCAGAGGTCGGCTCGATTGACGAGGTAGTAAGACAAAGGCAGGAATTAATAGAGGCAAATGTAAAGCTAAAGCTAGAGATAAAAAGCCTAAAAGAAAACAAGCCAAAGCTAGAGAAACTACTAGACGGCATACCAGAGGATAGAATACAATTTTTTATTAATAACCAAATGAGCGCCTTTATAAAAATGGAACGCGCTACACTAAAAAAACAATTAGATTATGAGCAAGCAAATGCCAAAATTAGAGAAACAAAGCAAACCGATAAACAAGCAAGTTTTGAGGAAACGGGTATCCGAGTTAGAGACAAGGCTATCAAATCTACACTCCCTTGTTAAAGATATAGCACATAACCAAGAGGCAATAGTAACCGCCCTATCTTCAAACGAAATAAAAGACGAGGCACAAAACACAGACAAATGAATTACGACCTAATAGATAACATCGAAATTGACGGGATAGATACAAGAGACTATCCCGACTTTACAGACGCTTTTATAGTCTCGGCAGACTACGACGGCGAGGCAATGACAGACGCGCAAATAGATAAGCTAAACGAGGACTACAGCTTTGTGCACGACTGCGTATATACACAACTATTTTAACGAGTTTAGCTATGCACCATAAGGCGTAGCACAATGTTTAATTTTAACACTTAACTATCACGCTTTATGGTGTATAGGTTGTGTTAGCAAATCTTTTTAATATGGAGAGCAAAACAAAAACCTGCTATTGGTGCAAGAAAAGAAAAAAGACAGATGAAACTTACTACCTTGAAAAAAAAGGCAAACGGCAGATACGTATTTGTGTTGATTGCAATTTAGAACACGAAATAATTTAAATGTTTGCTAACGCAACTGGTTAAGGTTAGTTGCGTAAATTAGTAATAAATTAAATAAATAAACAATGAATAAATTTGTAGCAAGAATGTTAGAATTAGGTGCTGAACTTGATAAAGCAGTAAGCCCAATTGAAATAAGTATGGTCATAAATGATGCAGAAATTTTGTATAAAAACCATATAGAGCAATTAACTTTAACCGATGTTAGCCAACAGCGTGAACTTTTAAAGGCTTACACTAAGTGGCTTAATGATAAAATAAGAGATAGCGATGAATTAGATGAGTTGATAGACGATTACTTTAGTAGCCTTTAATTGTGGTTAACGCTTGTGTATGCTCTGTATGGAGTGCAACGGAATATGGAGTATGACACGTTGTTATCTCCTTTTAATTTAAAAATTATGATAAAGATACATTTTGATTTTACAGATGGTACGGAAGTATCATATTTAGAAGGTTGCGAACTTAAAGACAACTTTACTACTAATTGCTTAGACTTTTTTAATAATGATGAAGATGTTAATGATGTTGTAGTTATTGATAAGGATGGAAATACATAAGCAGAAAGTTATTGATGAATAAAGGCGAAACAACTTACACCAATAGAGATATGAGAGAAGCACACAATTTACAAAAGATGTTAAAGGGCGATGCTTTTAATTGGAGATAACACCGTATAACATCAATAAACTGTTTTAAATGACGATACCCGTAATATTTGACAACCCTCACGATTTTTTTGAGGAGGCAACCAGACAAGAGTATACAGACGCGCACGATTTATTCTACCGCAGTATGGTAGAGTATTTACTAGACGAGTCGATCCAGTATGTATGTACGTTTATTTATAACGATTACGATAAGTATTTATTTGAGCCACAGTCCGAAGATGACGAGATAATACTCTCCAGAGATGCTCTGCTTTACTTTGAATATATCGAGGAGTACGAAACTTGTCAATTAATTTTTGAGGTTTTAAACGAATAAATTTGGAGCGTATATATAAAAAGGTTTACATTTACAAAAAACAATAACAAAACTATGGATTTAGCAACAACACTAAACAGACTATTTGACAAAGACCTAGATTTAACCTCTAAGCAAAGGCAAAAGCTAATCACAATTATAGGCGAACATTCTCAATACGAATTTAACGCAGGTTTTCAAGCTGCTAAAAAAATTATATAATGGATTGGACTCTACAAATAGCTTTCCATTATCCGCACGATCGTTTTCTATTCGGTTGGGAATATATGGCAGAAACAACAGAGTACAATTACACAACAATAAAGCTGTATTTATTTATAGTAACATTAACCCTAGATATTTAAACCATGAGAAAATATATACACAGACTACTCGTAAAAAATTCAATAGTACCTTATAAGACAATCACATTAAAAACGGGCGTAGTTGTAGACCACTACAGAGACGGACTCGTAGACGTTAGTTAGTTTTGTTTAATTTTGTTTTAGTTTGCCCTGCCTTAATTGGTGGGGTTTTTTTATATAAGAAACAATATATATTATAATTCGTTTATATAATAGTACTAATACTAATAGTTAGTACCTATTAGATATGAATAAATTATCCAAAGGCAACGGCGGTTGGTCTACAAAAGCCAAAGGGATCGATCGCCGTAAGAATCCATTCAAGCAATTAATAACAGAGGCAACCTCACAAGAGAACTTTATAGCCGTCTTTCAAACGTTAGAGGCAAGCGCGATGTCTGGAGACGTTCAGAGCGCAAAGCTCTACCTAGAGTATACAGTCGGTAAACCAATGCAGAGCGTAGACATAACCTCCGACGGCGGCAGCGTAAATATTCCGACAATTTCTTTTACCTCAGCTATTGACGTAACCCCAGAGAATGAGTAACATAAATTTAAGCGAAAAATTTGCGCCCTTGTTTGATATTCCCGACGGCGTGGATACCTTTATCATAACAGGCGGCAGATTCTCACAGAAGTCATTTGCGACGTCTCTAAGCGCTTTAAATAGTTGCACGAAGTACGGGCATCGAATACTCTACAGCAGGTATACAAACGCCTCTCTAAAGGATTCTATATTCGCTGAGGTAGAGGAGAAAATTGAACTCATGAATCTGGAGGACTCTTTCGAGTCGCAGCAAAATAGGATTGTCTCAAATTTCAATAAAAGCAAGATAGTCTTTAAAGGATTGAAGGCAGGCTCTGGAGTCCAGACAGCAAACCTCAAGGGGTTAAAAGATTTCTCTATGTTAATACTAGACGAGGCGGAGGAGATGCAAGACGAGGCAATCTACGATAAGATAGTGCTATCGATTAGAGGGAACGATGCAAGCAATCCAAACAGAAATATTAAGGTCTTAATCTTAAACCCTACGAGTAAGGAGCATTTTATTTACATGAAGTACTACGAGAGTAGAGGCGTACAAGAGGGATTTAACGGTGTGAAAGATAACGTCTGTTATATACATACGTCCTACCTCGATTGCCTAGAGTTTGTACCCGACGAGATACTAGACTATTTCGAGGATATGAAAGTTAGCAATCCGATAAAATATAAGCACGTCGTTTTAGGCTCTTGGCTCTCAAAAGCGGAGGGAGTCGTTTATACAAACTGGCGCTTTGGCGAATTTAATCCCGACGGGTTACAAGTTATCTACGGACAGGATTACGGCTTTACCGATCCGACTACTTTAGTGGCTATCGCCATAGATAAAAAGCGAAAGATAATCTACGCAAAGGAGGAGCTATACAAATCGAAGATAACTATCTCCGAAATATACGCAATCAATAGACAGAGAGCAGGGCGTAACCTCATCATAGGAGATAGCGCAAGCGCAGGAACTATTGCAGAGTTACAAAAGCTAGGGCTTAATATTAGAGGCGCTAAGAAAGGCGCAGGGAGTATCGCGGCAGGTATTGCACTCATTCAAGACTATGAGCTTGTCGTCGATGCAGACAGTACGAATATGGCAAAGGAATTGAACAACTACGTATACACAGACAAGGGCGCGCAGTTAGCTTGCGATATGTACAACCATAGTTTAGACGCGCTGAGGTACGGAGTACTACACCTATTGGCGAATCGTGGCAAAATAGAAATAAGGTAAGAAACAATACAAAGCAAAAATCGTTTTTATTATATGACAGAGACTATTAAAATTAGCGTACCCGAAAATATCGCAGATATTACTCTAGACCAATACGTCAAGTTTGAGGCGCTCAGAGCGAGAGAGGATAAGATGACGGAGCAGGGAATGATTGAGAGGGTTATATCTTTGTTTACAGGAATGAAAAAACAAGATGTAAAGAAATTAGTATACACAGACTACGAGGGTTTGATGGCGCAGATTATAGCAGCCTGTGAGCAGGACGTAGAG